TCTCTGAGGGTATTCCTGCAGAGCCGGATGTGATGAAGCCTGACAGCACTACAGTGTTCAGCTTCCCAATGAAGTCACCTGCTGGTGCTGTAACACGCACAGCTATGTCTGCCATTGAACAGCTTGAACTGTGGCTCATGTACCAGCGTCATTGGTGTGAACACAAGCCGTCTGTCACCATCTCTGTGAAAGAGGACGAGTGGATGGAGGTAGGTTCATGGGTGTACGAACACTTTGATGAAGTGTCAGGCATCAGCTTCCTGCCATTCAGTGAGCATACCTACAAGCAAGCACCATATCAGGACATTGATGCAGAGCAGTACAAAGAACTCAAAGCACAGATGCCCACTAAGGTTAACTGGGAACTGCTGCGGGAGTTTGAGAAGGAAGACACTACATCAGGCGGACGAGAGTTGGCATGTACGGCTGGCGTCTGTGAGGTAGTTGACATTGCCGCAGCATAGTGGTAAGGTCTGGAAACAAGGTGAGGGGTGGGTGCAATACAACCCACCTCGACACCATCCCTGTTACGAAGAATGGATGAAGATGAAAGAGAAGGAGAAAGACAATGAAGATTAGAGTAGACACTAACACTAAGGATGCAGAGAAAGCTGCTGCGGCATTTGTCCGTATCGACAAGGAAGCATCACCGAAGAGTCTGACACTCAGCCTGAATACATGGGGTGACGAGCATTACAATATTGACTTTGAAGTTGACAGCAAGTATGCACCTGTGCTAGAAGAACTGTTTAACAACGAATACTTTAACGAGGATGTTGACAAGCTATGACGGATGAGGTAATAGTGTTAATCGCAGTTTGGGCTGTCCTGTTTGGGCTATGGTTTGAACTGCGTAGTTTCCGCAAGTGGATGGAAAAACAAACAGAGGAGAAATGAAATGTTAATGGAACGATTCAAGGCTAACCCGTACACCGGTAAAGAAATGTATTACAAGGACAATCCCGAAGCGGTTAAGAAACGAGATGCACGACGCATGTACGTAAACGGCAAGGAGATTTCCAAGAAGCACCCGCTACATAAGCCGGGTCGCTTCAAGTCACTGGATGATGCGTGGTCACATACTAAGATTGAAAGCACCACTCAGGGTGAAGTCTATGTCATCGTCAATGATGCGTGGCCAGAGTGGGTGAAGGTAGGCAAGGCTAGTATCGCAGAGGATCGCCTCAACGGATACCAGACTTCCTCACCCTTCCGTGACTACTCCATCATTGCTACGTTGACAGCAACGGATCGTCATGTTAAAGAGAAGGAAATGCACAAAGCATTCACGCACTTTGCTGACGAGCGTCGAGGTGAGTGGTTCAAGATTGACCGGATAAAGGCAATCAACATCTTTAACATACACGCAATGAACGAACTGAGTAAGGAGTTACAGAGTGAACAAAAGTCTGGCTAAGAACTTTGAAGATGGTCACAGGGCTTTTAATATGGTGGAGCGTCGTAACGGACGCTTCCATCAGGTAGGCAACCCACTGCGCAAGAACACCACTTCCTACAGGGAGTGGCAGCGCGGGTGGGAAGCCGCCTACTTTGAGAACTTGGAGAAACAGGATGAGCCTAGAGCAAGAAGCTAAACAGTGGATGAAGGAGAAACAAGTGAGTACGATTACAGCAACGCTTTATCAAGACAAAGCATGTGAGACAGCAATCTTTCCGAAGCACAGGGCTATGGAGTATCTTGCTCTAGGTCTTACAGGTGAAGCGGGGGAGATTGCCAACAAGGTAAAGAAGTTCATCCGTGATGGAGCCACAGAGGAAGAGTTCCTTGAGAAGAAGATTCAGGTTGGCTATGAGATTGGAGATGTGATGTGGTACTGCGCAGTGCTTGCTCAAGAGATGGGCATGGACTTAGGACATGTCATGGAGAAGAACTTGGAGAAGCTGCACGATAGGAAGAAACGAGGTAAGTTGTCAGGCAGCGGCGACAATAGGTGAGTAAGTGGTTGATGCGAGTGTACGTGGCTGTTGTGGTCACGTACATCGCTTACATAATTGGTGTAGGGTTAGTGCATACAGTGTGTGACTGCTTGCGCTAGCTTCGAGACATCAAGCCACCACGATTAAATGGAAACTCTTCGGGTGCCACCTTCGAGGCATTACGCGCCAAGACCAGATGGCCTACCTGTATAACCTCATCTGCTTCCACGATAGCTTCGCCAGTCTCTCTGTCATAGAAGAAGCCACGCTTGACAGGATCGTACCCTACCTGTGTCCACTCATCTGAATCGAAAGTTTCTTGTGCGTATTTGAATGCGTCATCTGCATTCATGTCAACATACTTACCCTGCATCACAGCAAACGGAGCCTTTTCTCCACCAGTTGCAACTCTCAAAGCAGAGGTCACTGCCTTGTCGCCCGGCTTAATAAAGCTGACATCACGCATTACAACGGTAGGAGCGTATACAGTCTTCAGTTCAGGGTGTGTTAGGGTAGGCACCCATACATCGTAGTCAGTGTACGCATTAATATCTAGACGTGCCGTGATAAGATCGCCTTCGGGTATGGATTTGTTTACACCTACGATACCCTTGGCACGTTGTCCCTTATTCAATGCACTTACAATCTCAACAGGTGTAGCTGGCTCTGGAACTTTCTCAACCCTGCTTATTGGCCTACGCTCATCAGCCATCTTCCTGTATTCACTTACGTCTGCCTCACCGGCTTCTACTTTCTTTGCCATAGCCTGTAGTGTTTCGTCCCTGCCCTTTAGGCTTTTACGAAACTCTTCTGATGTGGCATTGCCGCCTTCTTCTTTTGGCCTACGCCATGCCTTGATGTCATCCTCTGTCAAACCTACAGCTTTTACAGCATCAGACTCCATCAGACTAAATGCGTCATTTGTCTGTGCAGACACGGGATCACCCTCATAATTCGTTAGCTTCAAGTCTTTGCCTTGAGGTGCGCCATAGTCTGTGAAAAGACCGGGGACGGGACGAAAGCCCTCCTCTATTCTGCCAGCTTCATCAACCTCTCCCGCTGTGTCTATAGGCCCAAGTCTTGTTGTCATAGGATCATCCATATCTATCCTTATGACATTCTCTCCGTAGCCTTTACTAAATTGTTTGTATCTATTCTCTTCCTTGAACCGATCTTGAACTTCACGCGCATCAACTTCACCAGAGGCTACCATATATTTAGCATATGCCTCTCTTTTCTCTTCTTCAAAACGCTTTTTAAGATCAACACGTGCTTTTGCTCTCTTAAACAATTCTGTCATGTAGTCACTGCTTGCAATTTGTAAGAGAAGTTCAGGCTCAGTTACAATAGGCATCGCATCTTTGACATCAATTTCGCCCGTCTTTACTTGCTTCATTGTATCTAAGTCGTTTATGATTGCATCCAGTTGGGTTTCAATCATATCAACATCACCCGCCAAAGCATCTGGGCCAAACAATTCTTCTGAATTAGGCAACCTACGGTTACTGTCTGTTTCCTTTACTATGGATTGGAACTCTCTGACCATACCTATATTGTTGCTCATCTGACCTGCCTTCCAATCACGAGGCAAGAACATATATTTATTAGCACCTGCCTGTCTACCTTCATAACGATCAACGGCATGTTGTATTTCGTGTAGCATTATAGAAAGATATCGACGCTTTGTATCTTCATCTTGTATAAACTTTGGCACAACCTCTGGGTTCATACGAATTGTTTTTGTGGTAATATCGTGATGTCCTCCGATACCCTCTGCAATATCATCAGCATCAAGGTACTCTACGTTGTAATCACGTAGGTGTGGATAGTTTTCAAACAATTCAGGAAAATCTATGGCATAAGGCAGCTTTACACCCAGATTAAAATCTGTGTTAATCTTTTCTATTGAGTTTACATCCTCAAGAGATTTAAGGAAATCCGGCCCTACATTAACATCTTCTGTATTGATCTCATATCTTTTAATATCGTCTTCACCCAAAAATACACCGCTTCTTTGGAAGACATATCTCTTCACGAGACGCGCAGCATCCATAGGGTGAACATTTTTATCAATCACGTCACCCATTTCATCGCGCATCTTTATAGTCACATCCCCATATGCTGCAGCCCTTACAAGAGAAGTGCCATCAACTATTTTGTCTGCTGCCTCTGGTGCAATTTCTACTTCAGGAAGTGACTTTACTTCTTCAACTGCTTTTTGCTCCAGATCGACACGCTCTTTAGCACCTGTCCCTAGCTTACCACCGAAGATGCCAAGCACAGTATCACCACTTTCTTTAGCTACCACACGAGCAGTTATACCAGCGGGTGCCATAGCAGCAGGTGCCATCAATGGATCATAGCGTATCTCTGTGCCATCACGATCAATCATGGACTCGTAGCCCATCATCATGCCCATACCGGCAGTCACTTGATCGGAGATAGCATCAGACATGGCAGAAGGTATGGTAGCAATGCTGTCAATAGTCTTGTCCATTACTTCGCCAGAATCAAACAGATCAACAGCATAGTCGAATGCTGCCTTGCTGCCACGGACAATGGGCATATACTCAAGACCAAACTCAGGCTCACCATATTCTGCTGGCTTATATGTTTTGAGATATTCACCGGGTACGCTGTCCATGCCAAGTGTGTCAAGGCGTGTGCGTGTAGTTACTTCAGGCTCAATAACTTCTTGCCTGTAGGGAGTGAACAAGTTTCCTAAGTAGCCCAGTCCAAACGCTTTTGGTTCTGCTTCACGAGTGAGGCCATACTCATAGCCCTCTTCACCTCGCTCCACAATCTCTTCGGGGAACTCGTCTAACTCAACTAGCTGTCTGTCTAGTGTGTTGCTCATTCTGCTTTTAATCCCTTGAGATTAGTTGCTGCCCACGCCATTACATTGATGCGCGTACCGTTAAAGTCAAAATACAAATCTTTCTGTTCTGAAATATCGGTACCGCCATACTGCTCAATGAATATTTGATTCAGTAGATCACGTTCACGTTTATTTGCAGCGTTCCACTCCGCAATATCGGTGCGGCTATAGGGATCACCACGGAACTTAGCCTCTCTGTCGAGCCGTCCTTTTGCCGCAGCTTTTGCATCGATGACAATATTTCCAGCCTCTGCCTTAAGCAGCATTTCTTTCTCTACTTTAGACTTAGCTTGATAGCTAGGGCTGCGGATGAGTGCAGTGAGGCGCATCTGCATATTTGTACCAAGATACGGATCATCTGTTTTACGGGCAAGTTCTTGGCGTGTGTAAAAATCAATCTTGTCATCACGATCACGGCGATACAGATCATAGTATTGCAGACCCAAACGAGACATCTCTTTCTGCACTACATTCTTACGTGTAGTTGTCGCACCAAGAATGTGCTTCTCAAGTGGATCAATAGGACGCAGCGGACCTGTCTTGAAAGGAGACACTGCGGGAGTGTCATAGTCACGTGTAGTGAGTGTGCCATCAGTCAGTGTAGCGATAGGCAGGTCAGGCAAACTACGAGTGGTCAACATATACATGTAGTCAAACATGTTCATGTCACCGTCCCGTGTAGCCGGTACATTGGCAGCACGTTGATCATCGAACAGCAGAGGATACGCATCTTTGGCTACACCGAAACCACCAAGAGGGATCATGTAGCGACCTAGAATATTGCCAGTAAATTCTGCACCACGCGCTTCTAGTTCCGTCATTTCATTGACAAATGTTCCATCCATGATACGATCTACAAGAGCAAGACTTAAACCGGTACGGAATGTAGAACCAAACATGGCTTCTGCAGCGGCTCTGCCGTAGTATTTAGCAGCATCTCTAGGCAAAGTTTTAGTTTGTGCGCGGTATATGTAATCAGCAGCTACCATGAATGGTGCCATTGGACCGTACACTGCTTTACCATTAAAGTAATCATCGTCGTTCTTTTTAATCTCAAACCATTCAGCCTCTGTGCCTTGTTTTGCTCTCCACATATAGGCAGCACTCAGCATAGACCAACCGGTAAATTGTTTAGCCATAACTTCTTGGGGTGAGTTGTTAAACATACGCATCATACCAATCAGAGGGGCATATTCGTATTGAAACTTTATTTGGTTTGCAATAAAACGAGGGAACGGCATGAAAGACGAGATGAGAAAAGGAACCTTTTGTTGTGCGTTAATAGCAAAACGTCCAACTGGTCCTACATCAGACGACTGATACGTAAACTTGTAAGCATCCTCAACCGCCTCACGGAACATATCGTCTGTAATCTTATCATAGTCAGCATTCTTAAGAACTTCAATAAGATCAAGGTCAGACTTGTCACGAAGCTGTCTCTTGAGTGAAGCAGACAACATGGCTTGTTTGAAGATGTTATCAGATGCAGTGTTGAGGAAGTTAATCTTCCGACCAATGGTTACAAGTGCTGTCTCACCCTCTGTCTGTGCAGCAAGGTCGGCAGCATCACGAAATAGTTTACTTGTTTCATTGGGGAATTTTTCAGACAGAAGTGTCCTAATGACACGGGCTTCGTATGGATCAAACACACCCTGTGCCATGTCAAGGGTGCCATCAAACGGATTACGTAACTTGCCACGTCTACCAAACGTAGCTACATGAACACCATTCTCAATCATGTTGTCCATAGCACGTGTGGTAGCATCAACAGCAATGCGAAACCCGCCACCCATAGTGTTACGCATGGTAGTTGCTGGCTGCACTGTCAATGATGCAACACCCAGTGTATCAAAGTCCTTGAACATTTGATACGCTTTTGACATAGCCTTCTTACCAGAGGTAAGTGCCTTTGCTTCTTCTTTTGTGAAGGGAGATTTGCCAGCACGATTGATGACATCAAGTTCGCCTAGAAGACGCTTGACTTGTCCCTGTGCCTGTAGGCTACGACCTGCTTCGGATATTTCCGCAAGATAGATAAGAGAAAATTGGTCGTAGTTTAGATTATGATCACGAAGAATATTACCAATCTCAGGAATAATTTCTTCGTCGCCCTCTCGAATTAACTGCGTGATAGCGGTGGTGATACGATCACCTTCTTTGAGGTTCAGTCTTTCTTTTGCTTTAATAGATGCAGCAGCGATGTTGCGTACTACGTCTGAACCCAGAGCAGCTTCCATCGTATCAGATGGAGAGAGTTCACGACGCAGCTGACGCCCCTGAAACACCTCATCTGGGTCAAGAGAGTTTAGTGTCTTCTTAACTTTTTCTACTTCAAGTGGTCCTGCTTGTTGAATAACTTCATCCGACTTTGCAGAAGCAATACGAGCCTTTTCTGCTGCTGCAATCTTAGCTGACTCTGCAATTTCATTTGCTTTGTTTGCGCGAGATACAGCAACCATGCCTGTAGGAAATCCTAAGACACCGCCAGTGACCGCGCTACTTAGTCCGGTGATTGCAGTTCGATCAAGCGTAAATTCTTCTTCAAGACCTGTCTTTACACGGGTTGCTGTTTGCATAGCACCCTGACCAGCACCAATAACACCCTCTACTGCTGTGGCCTTACCCGCTGACTTAAGACCTTCCATTAGCATTTTACGAATGCCAAGTTTAGTGGCCTGTATACCGGCAACCGTAGCTGCCTTACCACCACCGCCGGATATAATACCTGCATAGGTAGATGGTGCTGTCAGAATAGATGCTGCATAGTCACCCATCATGCGACCTGAGAAGTCGGTATCTACTTTATCATATACGTCAAGCAGACGAGCAAAGGCTTGCTTCTCTTCCTCAGACGCATTTTGCGCATAGTGAAGATCACGAAGCGTAGTTACTTCGTTTGTATTGTGATAACGCATATGCTCAAGAAACTTGTTCTTGACTTCATCAGGCGTTAACACCCCCGTTTCACGGCTGCGTGTACGCAAAAACAAACTGGCATCGTCCAAAAAATCTTGATCCAATGCCAGTTCGTCTTCAGTAATATCTTCTTGTCTGTTGTATGGCTTAAGCATTTGTTTGCCTATTACTTAGTAATGCTTTTATTAATTAAACCAACTTCTTTTGCGGCTTCGTCATACGACATTCCTTGATCCATTAATGCTTTCATAGTCTGTGTAAGAAGGGAGCGTATTTTACTTTGGTCATCTTGGTCTGTAGGGTCAAGCCCTTTAATTTGTGATCTAGTAGCATCAGATATTTCTTGAATACTCATGTTGCTAAAATCAATAATCTGCTCTTCTCCGTTGTTTGCACCTGGAGGTTTGCCAGCATTTCTGAGTTTCTTAGCTTCTGCCTTGGCAAACTCAGCAGCTTTTACAGCAGCTTGGGCTTCAGTATAGCCCCCACCAGTCGGTGTTTGAAGACGGTTGTATTCTTGAAGGGCTAACAATCCTGCCCTCTGAGCCATTTCTGCTAAATTTTCTTTTCCTTGAGGAGTTATTCTGTTTCCAGAAACATCATATCCTACATTAACACCTAGTGCAAATCCTGCAGCAGATTCAAACTGCCTAAATTCAGATTGTGAATAGGCACCTGTACCACCTATTGTTTTTTCAATCTGTGCTTTTTTATACGGATCAAGCAGCGTTACTGTTGCACCTGACGGTGCTTCTCCATATTCATAATCAGCACGAGCATATGCTCTCATTTGTGACGGGTCTTGACCAGTCAATGCTTCAAAACTCTTAAGGCGAGACTGCATGAACATACCAGACAAGCCACCATCAACCGCTTCTTCAATGGGTTTACCGGCATTAATTTTGCCTACTGCTTCTCCAAGCCAATCAGATGCTGTTTTACCAGATGCTTCATAGCCCGGAGCAAAGCTAATAATATCAGCTACAGGAATAGGCTGTCCACCGCCTTCAAGTCCTTTGATGTGTTCTACGATAGAGTCACCGCCATCTGCCTCATATAAAGCTGCACCAATTTGATCATCTGAAAAACCGCGAACTTTTAAAAACTTCATATTGTTTGTCATACGAAGTGTCTTCATTTCATGTTTATCTTTTTCTTCTTTAGCGTCTTCATTCCAGCTATTAAGCTGTTGATCCATGAAGCTAAAAGCATCCTTGCGTGTTTCTTCTATAATTTCAGAACCACGTTTAGCTGCACCAGCAATAGCATATTTCAAACTAAAGCCCATTATTTTTTCCTCGCCATAAGACCACGAACAACTTCTTCAGTTTCTTCTGTTGGCATTTCTTCTTCAGGCTGTTCTTCTTGCACTGACAGTGTATCTTTTTCGGAACGAAGTTTATCCATAACAACAGCCACCTGAGAATCCGTGGAAGCATTTTCGTCTGGCGCAGTCATAGATGTATACTCTACTCCTACTTTATCTGCCATGCCTGTAATGACTTCATGCAATGCAGGAGCAATAATCATGCCAACATCTACGCTGTGCAGACCTTCCATTACGCCACCAAGTTGCATGGTATCTACCAGTTTATCGACAGGCAGACCCATCTTCAACAGGTCAAACATTTTCTGAGTTGTACGTTTGTCAGTAATTTTTTCTACATAAAATGCCAGTGCTTCATCTGGCGTAGAAAACTCAGGAGGTCTCTGCCACGGACGACCGCCCAAAGGTGCCGTTAATGACTGACCCGGAATAGGCGCATCCATTGGAACTTTGGGCATATCTCTGTCGATCATTTCATCATTTCCCGTGCGCGACGAAACAGGCGTTCTGCTTCTGGTTCATTTTTACTGGACATTGTACCAGAATTACGGCGCAAAAGCAATCCCTTTGTTCCTGAGTCAACAGGTTTTTGTGCGTTCTGCATTTGCGCACGTCTGTTAATATTTCGGATTGCGTTAGCTGTCATACGTGTATTCATAATTACCTCAGAAACCCTCCGGGCATAAGACCCGTGCTAAGAATATCAGTGATAAACCCGCCTACTGCGTTGCTTGATTCATAATCTGCTTTAAACTTAGCAACGTCTCGTTGCGCATCAGCGTTAATAGAAGCAACGGCAAGATTAGCTTGCCTATCGGCTTCATTGTCAGCAGTAGTCCATGCCCACTCCATAGTGTCAGCAAAATACTGCCACAAGTTTTCGTAGGCTTGCTCAGAGATACCAAGCACTGCTTGTGCATTAACTTGATTAGCGGCATTGACTGCAGCAGTATCAGCCGTAGCAATCTGCCTACGCCACTGAGCATTGGCCTGTGCAATGGATAACTGGTTCTGAGCATTAAACTGATCACGCTGGTTGTTTAGTTCAGCATTGAAACGCTCAACCGTGTTTGCCTGACCCGCATTGAACTGGCCCTGTGCATTAATCTGTGCAGCGTTAAACTGCGATACCTGATTAGCAAGGCTGGCAAAGAACTGATCAACTTGGTTCTGCGAAGTTGCATTGAACTGTTGTGCAGCATTCTCTGCAGCCTGATCTGTAAACAGTGACTGGATACGCTGTTGTGCCTTCAGTGTCTCAGTTTGCTGCTGATTGGATAGATTAGCCATATCCATATTAAGGAATGACTGGGCATTCTGAACTGCAGCTTGTTGACGATTGTTTAGATTAGACAGGTCCATGTTAGCTAGCGCACTAGCTTCTGCAATAACCATCGCCTGTGAATTTGACAGGTTATTGAGGTTCATCGTGTTGGCAGCACGGCTATTCTCAAGCTGTACCTGTTGCTCTGCAGTAAAGTTCATGTTAGCAATGTCGCTAATCTTAGAAGCGTTTGCTACACGCGCTTGGAATGCTTGGTCAAACTCTTGACCCATGAACTGCGCACGTTGCTGTGCAGCAAGCATGGCACGTTGTTGCCTGTTAGACAGGTTCTGTGCCTCAAACTGCGCACGAGTGGCAGCGTCTGCCTGTGCAATAGGAAGAGCAGCCTCAAGCGTAGCCTGAACAATTGCCTGACCAGCGAGGCTGCTTGCGCCTAGTCCACGTGCAGCCATCTGTGCTGTAGCATTACGCATAGCACCGGCAGCCCATGCAGGTGGATTGGCAGCATCAAAGTTAGCAGTAAGATTGGCAAGCTGACCCTGTACGGTAGCCTGTGTAGATGGTGTAGCTTCTGCTGCTTGTACCTGTTCAGTAAATGTGGCTGCAGTCTGTGCATCAGCAGCAGCACCACTGATAAGTTCACCACTTTGAATGTTTCGCTGTACCGGATTGTCAATAAGAACAGCGTTACCCTGTGCAGCCTGTAGATTACCCACACTAGATGCTGTTTGCTGGGCCGCAGTGACCTGCGCACGGGGGTCTACAGTACCCTGTGCTGCCTGTGTAGCGGCAAGTGCAGCATCAACCGCTGGTGCGGCTTGTGCGGCTTGCATCTGAGCAGCCTGTTGTTCTTGCACAGGTGCCGCACCTGCAGTCTGTGCCATTGTGGTAGGCACTGCAACTGCACCAGTAAGTGTACCAACCTGCGGTGCGATATACTGACCTGCCTCACTAGGGGTGAGTGCAGCTTGTGTTACGCCGCCAACAGGCAGACCCGGCTGATACATACGTTGGATAGATGCTTCTGTTACAGTTGGTGCTTGCTCTGTCTGTGCAGCAGGTGGTGTGGTTGTAGTGGGTGCCGGTGCTACAGTACCAGTGTTTGCAGCAGGTTTTGTGACGGGTTGAATACCACGTGGGTCATTCATCACAGGTGTACCGGGTAAGGGAAATGCCCCCGGCCCTGCACCAAATAGGTCAGGCTTGTCAAACGAACCTTCGTAAGTATAAGGACTACTTTTTTGCACACCACCACCAGTCTGCATCTTCACTACACCACCACGTGCCATCTGCACAGCAGCGTTAGTGTACCGTTGCATCTGCTGTTGACGCATTGGGTCTTGCTCAATGTATTGCTGGAACTGGCCCATGTCACCAGAATAGCCCATTGCCTTTGCAATCTTATTCATTGCTTCAGGTTTGAATGCTTTGAACATTGCCATTATTTACTTCCTTGCAATACTTTGTCCAGCTTATCTTCGACACGGTGGAGTGCCTCCATGACACGGTTCATGTCGTCACGTAATTCAAACTTCGTGGCGTACTCTTCACGGGTACGATTGAGCAGGATTTCCAATCGTTTCTGTTCCACTGCCATCCGGTTAATCCACCAGCCACTGCCAGCAAGCAGACAGCCAATCAGAACATCAATGAGGCCGGACATCTCCATCAGTCAGCATCCGCAATGGTCAAGTCACCGGCTGCGACCTGACGCATGATTTCGTCGTAGTGGCGGTTGGCTGGGTCACACGGCACTTGCATCTCAACGCCGTCAATCGTGCATTTAATCGTGGCGTTAGACTGCGACGTATACTGGGCGTCTGTGATTGTCATTTCGTTCATTGTTACAACTCCGCATCAAATTCAATCTTGGCAGAGGCATTGTTGGAACGCACAATACCTGCCTGTCCCGCCGTTCCACTAATGTCTGTATTGTTGTAAGCACTGAATTGCTCTGTGCTACCATTTTCAAAACTGACAGAGTTAAAGGCATCAGACGTATTGTTGCGATAGATAATGTAATAGTTCGTCCCAGTTGTGTCGGTGGCAGTCGGTGTTGCCCTCATCGTCGTAGGGTAGCGGAACATGAAGCTGACATGCGTATTGTTATAGTACCAGCCAACACCAATCTCTTTGCTGCTGCCCTCAAGAAACTTGAAATAATAGCGTTGTGCTTTCTGAAGCGTGACCCCATAGGGTTCATGCTCAAACGGCGTGGCCGTCTCGCCAACCTCAAGCTGGACTCCGGTGATGTAAAACTCATTGCTAGTGCTTGACACAAGATTACCAATGTCATCTCTGTAGTCGGCTCTTGTAGTTGACCAAGCAGTGCTGTCAGATGACGCCGCATATGTTCCACTAGAAGTACCAGCCAGAACAAACTTTACTCTAAGCCCTACCCCATTATCATTATTGATAGTTGCAGACGAACTACCGGGAATTGTTGCGCTATACCTTGCCCAAGACGAAGTTGGTGTTTTACTCACAGCATAATATTCTGCTGTTCCATCTACTGTCTCAAATGCCAAAGTAATTGGTCCAGAAAAATTAACGGCCTTCATATACCAAGAAACAGTTATGGATTTAGAGTTTGATGACCCATATGCAAGCTGTTGCAGGTTTTGTGCTTCAATATACTGAACAAGATGTATGTTTTCAGTTCCGGTGTGCGTAGCATCCGCAGTGCTACAAGCTAGTTTGATAGAATTGGCAAATCCATCTGGCGCATCCGTACTTTGTGAAAAATCTAATGCTCCTCCCGGTCCCGCATTAAAATTTAAAAACCACCTGTCCAGTGTCGAGTATCCCTCGTTACTATTATCTGAAACAGTTGCACTCGTACCCCGCTGCGCCACCTGCATCGCACCGTTGATAATCAGGTTCCTGTTCGACAACGCCGACTGCGAACCAATCAGTGCGGCGAGTTCTGCTGCCTTACTCATGCTAGGTCTCCGAAGATAACGGCGTCAAGCTGGTTTGCGTCTATAAATGCGCCTTCATATGCCGCCTGTTCAAACTGAGATGTGGACGCAGAACGTGTGCTGTCCCTGTCTCTAAATGCCCACTGACCAGTATTGTTGTTTGACGTACAGCAGTAATCTGCGTCACTCATGCTTGACGTAAACGAGTTGGTCACTTTGCCTGTATCCGTGTCAGTTGAACTGCTCACGTTGAATGTTTTGTTCTGTGCAAAGGTGCCGTCGTTGTTAATCGACGCAAACGCCTTCGCACTCCCCCCGGCAACATACTCCATAGCCACGCTGTTCGCACCAGCGGCATCCTTCAGGGTGTTTACTCTCAGTTCACTAGCCATTACCCTGCAATCTCCTGTGCCATAATGAATGATACACCACGTTCATGTCCGGCAGAATCTTCGTCGTTTATAGTCCTATTAAGATACCAAGTTCGTGTGCCGTTTTCGGCAAAGGCAACTTTGTAGTTAATAGTGGATGTCGTTCCGGGTGTGTCAAAATATGTATAGTACGCATTTTCTGGAGTCGTAGCAGCGTCGGAACCAGTATAAGTAAGGTTTGTTCCCATATGGACACCTTCATTTCTACCTCCAGCAGCAGGGGCAGATACTTTGGTGCTATCTCTCAAGAAAAACCAAGTGCTATCCCATTGGGGTCCCTGCGCATTCCACTCACCTGTGACAAATGCAGTTAGCATAATAGTAGAAGATGAAGACAATGGAGTGATATCCACGTTAAGCGGTGTAACTGCTATTGAAGACAGCGCACTGGTTGAAGCATAGCTACCTATGTCAGATACTTGCGTATATTTCACCTGAATAATGCCGCCAGCAGGAGGCAGCACAAGACCGCCACTCGTGCTTTGAATCTCATCGACTTTGAGTATGCTTGCCATTATGCGAGGTCTCCTGCCACCATGATATACCGTTCTTGCGGGTCAGTCAGCGAAGCATTTTCGTAATGAAGAGTTCTAAATTGACTTGTTGTATCAGGATTTCCTATACCAACGCCATACGCACCATTACCTGTAGAAAAATCTGCCCACTGATTATGTGCCATTCTAGACCAATCATTGTTACCCATGTTATTTGTAAACACGTGATAGCCTTGCCCTGTACCAGAATCTGTGTGACTGCTGATGTTAAAGCTGTCGTCAATCGTAGTGCCGTCACCACTAACATGGTCCCATGCTTTTACCAACCCTTGCACAAGATTGTTTGAGTTTGCAGAGCCACCTTCCGCAACATACGTCGCATCATTACCAACCTTGATGTTGGTGCCACCAGAGCCAGCCTTGTCTACAATGGTATCTACGTTAAGTTGGCTGGTCATACGATGCTCCAATATCCGTTAACAGTGACGGTGGCATTCTGTGTGATTGGCCCAGCCGACACGCCATTCTCATCGCTGTCAATCGTGATGTCCGCATCAATGGTCTGGCCGTTGAGACGGATGATGCTGTCATTACCCTTGAACGGGTAGCGTGTATCCGACTGCGACTTGGTGTAGCTATCGGCAACACCGAACACATCGTAAACAACCATCTCAACCACGTCACTCAAGGATGCCCCAGTGACCAGCACGACAGTCGTACCCGTTGTGGCTGTGTAGTCCGTACCCGGCTTCAAGAGAACACCGTTCTGGTACACGTCCATGTAGAGGCTGTCGCTGTAGGTCAATACCTTTGAGTCAGCGTCACTGCCACTGAACGATGTCTGTCCGCTGGTTGCCTGATAGACATAGCGGTTGCGGACAGCGAAGTTGGATGATTTACCGATGTAAGCCATTAGTCAGCGTCCTGTATGGTTAGGGTGCCAGCAGCTACCTGACGTTGTATCTCGTCGTAGTGTCGGTTGCCAGTGGCATTGTTAGGTACGGACATTTCAGTACCGTCTATTGTTGCTACAATTATGACGTTATCCCCTGCCAAGTCTGCGACGTATTGAGCCGACGTAATATTCATTTCATCCATAATTACAACTCCGCATCAGCTTCAATAGTGGTGTCGTTAGTGGCTTGTCGTACAAACAATCCATTTCCAGATGTGCCAGTAACATCAAAAGACATAATGCAGCCAGATGCCCTTGAATAGTTCACCGCTACTGCTGTCGGCGTTCTCACAGCCACGCCGTTTTCTTCAACCAAACTAGTAAACGGGCTATTAGCGGTTACTGTAGGTGCGGCTCTCATCACTCTAGGATATTTTAGACCCACCTTCCCTTGTGTGCCAGAATACATCTGACCAAAATTGTCTCCGTTAAACTGCGCTAAGTTTGTATAGTAACGGCTGCAATCAAAAAGTTCGTCTGCATAGCTGCGGTGTTCAAAGTCGGATGCGTTGGTGCCGACTTCCAGTTGGACTCCGGTGATGTACCATTCGTTGCTGGTGCTTGAGGCTAAGTTCACACCTTGTCCAGTAGCCCTCGTTGCATTATCCAGTGTGGCCCAAGATGTTGGCAGTGACCCAGTGGTGCGGTCAGGGCCGCTTGCTAAATACCACTCAATACGAAATCCTTCATCAGTTGTCTGATAGGGCGTAGAAGCTGTGTCAGGTATAATTGAAACTTCTTTCTTCTCCCAAGTGTCAGCACTATTGATGGTGTAAGTTGCTCCTATGCTGCGATTTCCAGAACCATTACGAGCAATAAAAGTCAGGCGATAGGTTCCGGTTACATTGCTCTTTACCCAAAAACTAAGCGTGAGATACTTGGCGTTAGAATTACCGTAACCCGAAGGTAAAAAGTCATAGCCTTCCATTCTATAATTCAAACAAAAAGCCTGACCACCTGAAGGTGTTGCAGAGGTAGTTATATCAATTTTTAATGATTTAGAAAGGCCGCCTTCTGATGGAACCTCTGATGACTGCGACATATCTACGATTGCACTTGTATTTTCAGTAAGACGATATCTGTCTAGCGTATATGCATTATCTGCTACGCTAGTAAATGATGTGCCACGTTGGGATACAAGCATGGCTCCATTCTTGACAAGATTTCTCCTGCCAGTGTTGAAGCCCATTCCTTGTGGTCTTACTGTCGTCAGAGCCATGCTAGTTATCCTTATGCGTAGGGCGAGTCGCCAAGAGTGTCGGCATCCCAAGCAGCCTTGAGTGCCGCAATGTCGCTGGCAGCGTCGATAGCCGCAGCGGCAGGTGCGTCACGAAGAGCATTCTTGGCAGTTACAGATGCAGCCTGTGCGTCCGTGTCACCAGCCTCAAGTGCCTTCATGTACGTTACGTCTTCTGCGTCGAGCAACGGCTGGCGAACCTCACGGATTTTGTCCTTGAAGATTTCCTTCGCCTTTGCCATGTCCTCAGAGATGACGCTTCCGTTCAAAGACCATGCACCACGAAAGTGACGGTCAGATGGAACGGTAGCCGTGGAAGCGTCAATCTGGTTCCCGTCCTTGTCTACGATGTAAGTCGATACAGCCATAGTTTACTCCTTATGCTGCTAGGTCTAAGTCGTCGGAGATGCGCCAAGCGTTTCTCCACTCACGTGTTGCTGGCAACTGCTCTTTCTTGCAGATTACCATCTTCGGGCGGTTGCCCTCGTCCCACGATTTCCATACGGATTGCGGTACGTCCTTCTGGATGAGGTACTCAATGGCCTCTTCTTCGGTCATCGGCCCCATCGGTTCTGTCTCGTGAAGCAAGTAGCCACGAGTATGTTTCTTGAAATCGGGTTGGGCTTCGTCTTTTGCCAACTCCCAGTAGACCCACACGGGTGGCAGGATACCGCCCTGTAGCGCACACGCCATCCAGTTGGGGTCAGGTACGAGTATCTTTGCACACTCGTCGATGCTGTCCTCATAGACGACACGGTAGTCTGACTGCACACCATCAAGGTTCTCTTTGGCCCAGCAGAGCCTGTCCCACAGGTGGGTGCCTTTGAAGTCAGGCGTCATGCGAGGTCTCCGTGAACATTACAATCAAATGCAAAATCTCCTGCTACACCTGCATCTGTCTCTATCTCTACAGCAAGAATCCCAGCAGTTCCTCTCGCTACATTTCTCGTGACAATATGCCCAGCCGTGTTTCCTCTGCCTGTGGCTGTCATCGCATAATTAACGTCAGCAAAACTATTGGTGACAGTGAGTGTGTAGTCTCCTGTGCCGTAGTCGGTCCCAGCAGATACATTAAAACTGTCATTTACAGTAGCTGTCGGTGTTCCACTGGCCCAAGCCTTCGCACTGCCATTCACCACATAGTCGGTGGTCAGCGAACCCGCAGTCGAGTGCGTCAGGGTGTCTGCTTTGAGTGTACCGAATGCCATCCGCTACTCCTTAACAAGCCATCAGGACACACGGCACGAGATAGCTGCCGTCGTCGTAGGTATGTGAAACATTGGTGCTGGTCACCTTCGCAATCGTCTTCGACCGCACAATGTCATCGCCCTGTGGCTTGGCGGTGCCGTCACCGGCTGACATCAGCAAGTCGCCTCGTGCCACAGTCGTGCCGCTGGCAATGCGAATGACCATATCGCCGGTCATTGCGATGTTCATGTCGGCGGTGTAGTCCTCGTCATCATCGTCCCAGTTAACGAACACACCAGCCACGTTTGCGTCACCTTCGATAGACGACACAGCCATACAGTTAAGCTGCTCGTTGTCTTCGGTTACGCCGTCCTTTGTCCACTCAGCCATCTGGTCGAGGTTGGTCATCACAGTGCCTTTGACAATGCTGGTGTCTTTAGTGTTGTCAGCAAGCTGCGACCAACGTGCAAGGTGGCCACCGTTGTAGGAAACAGTGCTGCCGGATACAGCGATGCTGCCTTCTAAGCTGCCCTGCCCATAAAATTGAAGAATTGTGCCATCATTAGTGGCTCTGTTCATGCTAGCCACTACACCGCCGCTTCTAAGCATCTGCGTTAAACCTGTGGCAGCATCAAAGACAAACCCCTGTCCGCTGGTGTTATTATACAGCGTGGTGTCTGTGGTTCCGCAAAGGAACCGGCCGCTGCTGTCGATGCGGAGGCGTTCTGCATCCCCTGCTCTAAGATACAGGTCGTCACCGACAGACCCTATAAGCGTACCATTGTCGCCGCCAGTGCCAGTGCTATTGGCAAGCTGGATGATTGAGTTAGATGCGTCAGACCGGAAGACAGCCACGTTAGTTGAGCCGTTCACTTCAAGAGGCAAGGCAGGGGACGTAGTGCCTATTCCTAACTTATGGCCCGACGCAACTACAACATCGCCCGTGCCATCCGGGTCGAGGGTGATGTCGCTGTTGCTGCCGGTGAGACTGCTGATTTGATTTGTCTTTATCTCACTCATGCGAGGTCTCCGTGAACTACTGAATCTGCCATAACACTGGTAGCACCCGCATCATCTACGGTTACTTCTATGGTATATTTAGAAGCAGTCTTTGTATGTGACAGAACCATTCGTCTTACACCACTACTATTTGAGGTAACGCAAGCGGAAATTGCGTAGTTTGCGCTGTCCATAGCGTTGGTCACATTTACTGAGTGGCCGTTAGGGTCTGAGTTGCCCTCATCTGTCAAAGAAGAAACATTCAAACTTTTTGTGGAAGTAACAGAAGTTGTTGCAGTAGCACTAAATACTTTCGCAGCCGCCTGACTGGTCAGCGTAGCCGCACCGCCGCTAGTCGATTGGATGGTATCTGCCTTCAAGGTACTCATAGCGTCACCAATGTCCCGCCGCTTTCAACGGTCAGGGTCACGCCACTGGCTACAGTGAACGGCCCGGTCACGTTTGCGTTCTCAGTTGCAAGGATGGTTGTGTCTGCCGTAAGCGACTGTGCGTTGGTACGGAACAGACCACCACCCTTGAAGTTACCCTTGTTCTCAGCAGGGGGAGTTATGGAACCTGCCGTGAGGTCAAGGAAATTCACAAAGATATTGGCTGTGCCTGTGGACGGTGCAGCCGTAAAGGTCAAAGTAACTCCGTCAGGAATGGTGTACGCAGATGCCGCATCTTGGATAACACCGTCTACAGACACTAACACCGACTGTTTGTCAGCAACGGTACGGTTGAGGGTGAACGTAGTCGTAGACCCATCACCGTTAAACTGCTGGACAGCCGGTGTCGAAAAATAAGATATCGCAGGTGTGTTACCCTGATAGGATGCCATTGCCTACCCCTTACGTAATATCAAGATGGCTAAGAACCACGTCAGCGGACGAGGCAGTGTCGGACTTGACTTTGATTACATCACCCGGCTCAAGCACGACTTTTTGGTCGCCACCTACAACAACAAGAGAACCGCCTACAGGTACGGGTGCAGCCTTTACAAGATATACTGCATCCTCTGCACCAGAGGTACGTCCACTCGCATCAAGCTGCACATCAACAGTAATCTGTGATGTGACAATGTTTGATACAGAAAGACCGATGATTGTTGTTTCAGTGGAAGCCGGACAAGTAAAAATGGTAGTAAGTGATGTACCTACACCAGTGTCCGTTTCACTTAGAAAAGCGTTTGCCATTTCTTACTCCAATTATGTGTATAATTATACCATACTTACACTTGTTTGTCAAGTGTTTTTTATCCAAGTGCAATGGCAAATGCCAGTGCTGACGGGTCTTGTTCCGTGAAATTGATGTTTGTAAGCTGTGAACCGTCAACTGCTGGCAGTTTACCTGTGCCATCAAGCTGCACTACATTGTTAGCACTGGTGCCTACATCAAGTGTAGCAGCAGTACCCAGACCAAGTGAAGTACGTGCAGTGGCACCAGACTCTGCTACAAAGTTAGCACCATCACCTACAATGAAGTTGCCGTCTGTCGGCGTAAGACCCGCAACATCCGCAAGTTGCGCATCGTAGGCTTGTACGTCTGTGCCAATGACAACTCCAAGCGTGGTACGGGCCGCTGAAGCATCAGCGTCATCAACCAGACTCCGACCAAATGCCGTAAAGTCGGTGACTGCGTATGTATCGCTAGCCGTAGTATAAATGATTTTATCGGCAGCGGTAGTGAGACCAGCAATGGAAGTAAGACCTGCGTCATATGCTTGGACATCTGTTCCAATGGCTACTCCAAGAGTTGTACGTTGTGCGCTGGCATCTGCATCATCCAGCAGTGCCTTACCAGCAGCAGTGAGGTCATATGTGCTAGCAGTACCTGAACCAGTAAACTGAATACCTTTGTCTGCAGCAGAGGTCAGACCGGCAAGTGCTTGCAGTTCAGCGTCAAGCCGTGCGTTAGCTACAGTGCCAGTAAGTTGAGAGGCATCAATGCTTTTGTTGGTAAGTGTCTGTGCGCCAGTTAGTGTAGCTACAGTGCTATCAATGGCAAGTGTAACAGTATTACCTGTTGCGCTAGAATCCAGACCAGTGCCACCTGCAACTGTAAGTGTTTCGCTATCAAGGTCAATTGCTATTGTACCAGAATCTGTGGTGATGTCAAGGTCTTCTGCAGTAATTTGTGTATCTACATAATCCTTAACTGCAGCAGATGTAGGCAGCGAAGTGTCATTATCACTAGAACCAATGCCTTCTACTTCTGTTACAATGGCAGCACCAGCAAAGTCAGCAACTTCAAGATTTGTAATGCTGTTACCTGTACCATTTGCGTCAATAGTTTTATTGGTCAGCGTATCGGTTGTAGCACGGCCTACAAGCGTGTCTGTGCTAGTTGGCAGTGTGATTGTACCAGTATTGCTGATGGTGGCAATGATAGGCGTTGTGAGTGTTTTATTGGTGAGGGTTTGTGTGCCAGTGAGGGTGGCTACAGTGCTATCAATAGCAAAGGTCACAGTATTGCCAGAGCCGCTGGTATCAATACCCGTACCACCCGTGAGAGTAAGCGTCTCACTGTCGAGGTCAATATTCAGCGCACCGCCAGTGTCCGCTTGGAAGTCTAGGTCTTGTGCAGTTACCTGTGCATCTACATACGCCTTGATGGACTGCTGAGTAGCCAGTGCAGTGGCACTGTCAGAAGTCATGGTATCTTCATCAAGAATGTCAGTGACAGTCGTAGTCGGCATTGCGATGCTGTCTACATAGGCAACACCGTCAATGTAAAGGTCTTTGAACTCTGCGCCAGATGCACCCAAGTCAACGTCATTGTCGGTTACAGGAACAATGACACCATCTTGGAAACGTACTTGTTCAGTAGATACAGAGGATACATCGACAAAGACACCAACCCGATTGTTAGTGTCATCGACTACGACTTTGTTGATTGGGGTGGTAACACCGGGGTCGCCAATCAATCCAATGACCGGACCTTCGGCAGCAGTGCCGTCGTGTTTGTGACCAGTGGTATTACTAAATACGTTTACAAGTTGGTCAAACTCGTCATTACTGTCGGCTGCATTGATAATGTCGCCATCAGTATACGAGGATTGTCTGGTGTAACCTGCCATTAGCGTCTTGCTCCTGCATCAAATTCTAGCTGAAAACCTTTCAGCGAGTACGGTGCTGATGTTCCTCTGTCGTTAACTCGTAGGGCTACAGCAAAGCCACTTCCTTCAATTGGCTGTCTAAACAGTGGGTTTGACTGACCACCATATGTTGCTGTGCCGTAAGATGACGTACCGTAAACTGCAACAACCGTAGCTGTGTCAAACGGATATGCCGCTGGTCGTGCCACATTCGGTGCTTCATAGTCATACCGAACAAACAAGTCTGCGTTCACAGATGCTTCCGGTGCGTAGTTAATAATCACACGCTGGAAGGTCTTACGGATACCGGCATCACCCATCGACAGGTCAGGTGAACGATACTTGCCAGTAATCACATTGCCGTCGAAGTCGTTGCCCTGTTCCTGACGATACACATATCCGTCATACTCGCCATGAACAACAATGCTTTCACCGTCGCTGATTACAAAGTCTGTGCAGCTAGGGCGAATGCCACGAAGGTCAGCAAACTCATAGCTGTCACCCTTACGTACACAAATAACGCCTGTTGTATTACCCCGTGTTACATTTGAGTTTGAGAAGAACAGACGATACTGTGTCTTATTTGGGATAACTACACTGTCAAACTCATCGACATCTGACAGGTCACTAAAGCGTCTCTGAATTGCACGGCTAATTGTACCAAGTTCAACGTCGTCAATACGTTCAGTACCGGCAATGGTACGCAGTCCATCTGGACCCAAGAAAACGATATCACCTGCAAATTCCTGAATGGTGAATCCATTGATACATCCAATCTCACGAGTTACCGGCTGTACTACAAAGTCTGCAATCGTGTTGCCTGTCAGCCGGAAGATGCGTTCTTCGCAGAAGATATACAGTTGGTCACGAAACGGAAACAATCCAGTGATGCTACTGTCTACCCTGATTGTACCAGCACCGTTAGCTGTGTTAAAGTCGTCGTCTGTAAACGGTGCAGTAAATACTAACTCTTGCGGTGTGCTAGACATGCCAGCAAAGAACAGCGCATCTTTGAAGCCAATGACATACTTAGGGTCTGCAGGTGCGTCAGTTGCGTTAATGTCTGTGACGGTAGTCCCATCATACTTACTAGCGTTATTAGCACCGTCTGCCCACACAATGTAATCTGTGCCAGCAAGATTATACCGGAAGAATGTATACTTATCTGCGCTAGTGCGACCACTGTCGATAGAGGTCCAGCTACCTGTAGTGCCACCCTTGTAGACACTCTCGCCTCTAGCAGCGAGGATGTTGCCCTTGAAGTAGGCAGACATCAGAACTTTCTCAGTGCTAGACGCAGTAAACGGAACTACATTGCTATTCCACTTATTGTAGCCAGAGATACGCCTGTAACCACCACGAATATCTGGCTCAAAGTTTTGCAGTTCAAGTGCCATCCCCGGTTGCATAGAGAACGTAGATTGGTCTAAGACCAGTCCACCCTCACAGGAAAACACATACGGGCTAAGTCCAGATTCGTCAGCCATGTGTTATGCTCCCGATGGAAATACTGAAGTTCCGTACCTTTGTGAACGTGGTATATAAGTAGAACGCACGTAGGTAAAGTTCCTGTTGATGAACAGACTTTGCATATGCTTGATGCCCTCTTCAAACCGGGCAAAGTTAATGCCGTACTGCTGTGCCTCACCACGGTACTGATAACCGTAGGCAGTGGCACCGTCAACAATTACCTGACGAAACTGTTCAGGAATAGTCGGCACGTCAGTTGCAGCACTCAAAGAGGTTGGCTTTACATATGCGTCGTATTTAAGTGAGTAGGCTTTGTCAGGGTAAGGATACAGACCATAGTTATTGTCCGGTGTCCTAAATACAAAAATAGGCACACCACCTACATCTGATGTGCTTTCTTGGTCAATGTAATTATCTACGTAATGATTATAGTCCATGACACGCAACGATACACCTGCTACGCCAAGACTGTCATCTTTCTCAATGCGGAATGTTTCATAGTCTACATTGTAGATTGTGGCACCAAGCGAGTAGCGAGTAGTGCCAGCTACAAGAGTTTCAGTCTGAAGACTGTGGCTGAATGACCAGCCAAACTCTCGTTGAAAAATATAATTGATGGCATCGTTTACCGCATTCTTACACTGCGTCTGAAACCCACGAGAACTGCCAAAGTTGGCAGCAGTAAGTGCAACTTCGTTAAAACGTGCAAGCACTTCGTTGGTGATGTCGAGGTAAGTATATGCCATCGTAAATCCTTAAAAACAATGAGAGGGCGGATTGATGAACGTAGGCCGCCCCCTCATATTAGTTAAGCAAGAGTGTCACGGTCTACTTCGTTAGCAGACATGTCACCGGCTTCGCTGACATCCATCATCACTGCGTATACACGAATTTTACCAGCGGTAAATTCGGTACCAGCAGCAGAAGCGAAGGTCAGGTCAAGAGTATCGGCAGTAGCCAGAACTAAGTCGGCAGAAACAGTAACGCTAGGAGCATAAGCACCGTCAGCAGCACCGTCAATGTCGAATGCAGTTACATACTCGTCTGCATCTGCAGCACCCAGAGTTGCAGTAGCGTCGCTACCCGAATCAAGGGTAGCACTTTCTACAACCTGAAAACCAGCAGCCATAATCTTCGTATTGGCAGGAATGGTAATTGCCTGTACGATGTCACCATCAGAAGAGTCGATAGCAACAGTAGTCAGGTCAATCGTATTCTCTACGTAATACGGATTGCGGCCACGCTGGGAGTTACCAGTTGCAGCTTTAAGGTAGGAAGTAATAGTATCAGCCATTTCTTAATCTCCCTTAAGCCAAGTGGTAGATGGCGTTGACAAGTGCTTCAGGACGAAGAATCTTGCGGCCATACAGGTGCATTCCGCGAACAATGTCAGCAAAGCTGTCAGGGTCACGGTAGGTTTCGGTCTTGTTAATCTGCTCTGCAGTTGCAACAGCAGAAG